TGATACTGAGGGTGTTCCTGTTGAAAATGACAATTACAGGAACGTTGATGAAGATTATCGAACTGTTATTCGATCCATCTTTGAAAATTATCTAAAAGAACCGATTGTTAAATTTAAAAAAGTGGTGTATCTGACCGGCCCTTTGAAGGATAGAACATCAAAGGTACTTAACGAACTTTAGAGATAACCTAAAAGACTGAGACGGCGAATATTGGGTGAAACAGATTCAGCGCCATTATTTGTCAATGTTTGCAATGATGGAGCAGCAGTAGCAGTTGCTGCAGTGAAAAGAGAGCTTGTACGGTTTTTATATATGATTGTAAATTGAACACCATTATAAGCACTGTCAACACGCAATCTAATGCTATCTTGACCAACAACACCAGAAGCAACAGTATTGGCAGATAATGTTACCAAAGTGTTTGTTAGGGCAACCGGAGGATTGTTAAATGCAACAGATTCGACATTTGATCCAACAATATGAAGTGCCACACCAGCAGCGCTCAAACTGTAATTGTTTGTAGCTATCATGTCCGGGTTAAAATTGTCTGGATCCAAAACTTGATTAGGGAAACTTAGTATTGCCATATAATATATTTATTCTTTTTTTAATATTTTTTTAATATAATCCTATTTTAGTTTTTACAACATCCCAAAGAAAAGTAGCTACTGCAGAAACAGTTATGGCCCCACCGATAATTTTAGTTTTAAATTTTTCAACATTTGTTAAACGATCATGATGATCATCAATTTTATTGATAATATGATCAATTTTTGTTTCCATGCGGACAACTCGTTCTCGCACATCCATGATATCGTCTTGATAAGGCATAATAATGTTTTAAATATTTATTATTTAAGGTGTTGGAATTGTTAAAATTTTAGGTAAAAACTTAAAATTTGATGGATCCAACTCTTTCATTCTTTCCAATTTAGGATTTATCATTTTTTCCCAAACACGTTTAGTTATTTCGTATCTCTTTTGTAATATATCTTTCTTTTCTTCTTGGTCAATTAGTATATTTTCTTCTATTTTCTGTGTATTAATTATATAATTATTAAAATCATTTATTAGAGCTGTAAGTTGATCAAATTCCTGTTCACCACTATAAGGAATGTTGAATTCTTTTAAAAATACCTTCTTTAGCTGCATATTATATATTTATAAAAAAAGAGGGGGATCTTTCGATCCCCCCCTCTTTTTAAAACTTCACGGGACGTACCGTGTGAAAAATTTTCTTTTACATGCCAGGATCTACTTTTTTTAGAAGTAGACGCTCTGTGTGGCAGGTGTGAACGGCTGACCCAGACCAACGACAATAATGACGTGGTAGTACAGGTTAGCCCCGAAGATATTATCCACAACGCCGTAACGAGTCATCAATCCAACGCGAGGCGAGAAGTCGTTAGGACCAATCGTTCTCTGGACGAGGACTGGGATGTACGGGCAATAGATGATACCTGTGTCGTAATACTCCGGACCCTTGTACCCGAGTAGTGCATACTCGAGGCGGGTGCTACGCTGCGGGTTAGTGAGAGATCCCGGATATGCTCCGAGGTTCTCAGCCTGCGCGTCTGTGCGTGTATCACGATACACATTAAACCGACCACCGAGATTTCCAACCTTGGAAACGCCAACAGGTTGAGTGTTGACATTGCCTTGGACGGGAACCCACTGGAATTCAGGAAGCATTTCCAATATGGCGCAAACGCGAGGTGTTGCAACGATGAAGTTGGCAGCACCACGACGGTTACGAACCGCAATGCGGTTAGCTTCGATGATTAGTCTCTGGTAGAAGTCACGATTACGTTCAACTAGCCAGCGACCATCAGCGGAAGCGGGAGACCATACGGAATATCCTGATCCGAAGCCAGCATTGAGGGCAACCTGAATCATACGAATGATCATCTCACGGTCAATTTCTGCCTGTAGCTCATAGCTCATAGCATTTGTCAACTCGGTGTCGATGTCGATACCATTCATATTCTTCAAGTCTTGTTCAAGCTCTACGGACCAGCGAGCAGCAAGCCTACGGGTTCCTGCTTCGACTGCAGTTTTCTCGAAAGAAACTTCAATCTGAGGAATCTTACCGGTAAGTTCGAAGTTACCCAGGATCTGAGCAACACCCTGATCGGTGCCGAGCATTGTGAATTGATCATAATACGGCTGCGAAGGGGATGCGCCAGAGAGCTGAGAAGACGAAGTACCAGTATAACGGGTGTCAAGGAGTTGATATCCAAGTTCAGCACCGTTAGAAGGATTGGCAGGTGTTATGGCGGCATTTGCGTTAGTTCCGCTACCGTCAACGCCAGAATTACCCAATTGTTTATTGAGGTACTTATAGCGAAGAGCGAAAGCAAGACCGACGGGACCACTCATAGGTTGAACACCTACTATCTCGTTGGTGATTAGTTCGGGGAATGTACGACGAATCATCGGGATCAGAATCTTGGGCAGACGTGCATCTCCCTTAGCATAGTCGTCACCAGCGGTGATCTTGCCAGGGGGATTGAACGAAGCTCCAATAGATGCACCTGAACCGAAAACACCACCGCTAGCGGCAGTGTTATCTTCATTAACCATGCACCATTGCTCTTGGTTTTCCAAAAGCATGGCGGTGTTGAGACGTGTGTGATCGTCTTCGATAGCCCGGACAGAATCCGAGGTATAATCGAGGACGGGTGCCCACTTCTCTAGAAGGGTTTTAGCGCGACTCTGATTGATGTAACTCGTGGGAGGAGCGATACGCTTACTCATTTTATTACATTCTCCTTTATAAAATATCGACCAGTAGCAAATTTGCTACCAAATAATCTCAGGTATAAACCTCAGAAATCACCAGCGACCAAGTTCGTTGAGATAGCTGCTTGTCGATTCGTTAGCTTCAGAAGCGGGCTTTTCAGCAGCTTCTTCTACTACGACACGATCAACAGTTTCAGTTTGCTCAACGGCTTCGTCGCGTATGTTTGAAAGACGCTCCTCTTCAGTTTTATTAAAGAGTTTAAGAGTGTAATCATAGTTCTCATTAATGAACTCAACATCTTTGTTACCCAGAAGCTTCGCGATATATTTCTTCTTGTTTTCAGGAAGATCACGAGTTTTCTGTTCTAGTAACAGAGAGGCTTTCGCCTGATTGAGTTCTTTTTCAAGAACTACACTGCGCTCTTTTGCGCTTTCAAGCTCTTTACGAGCTTCATCTAATTGTTTCTTTCCGTCCATTACTGCTTCACGAATGCTTTCTTGGGCAGTCGCTGCATCAACGGCGAGAAGATTGCGGACCTTGCCGAGAACGTCAACAGCACGACGATTAGTCACTGCTTTTTTGATGTCTTCTGCAGGTACAACTTCATCAAGATAAGCTTCCAAATAGGTGCTAATATCATTGATGGTTTCGGATTTGAAAGATTTAGCTTCGTTAGAAAGTGCAGACTGATATTTTTCTACGATAGACTTGAGTTTATCTGAATGATTTTCATCGATAGCAGATACAACCTTGTTTAGTTTAGAAACGTGATCTTTATCGATTGCTTCAACGAGGGATTCTAGCTTTTTGCTATGATCTTCGTCTTGTTCGGCAAGAGCTTTTTCAACGTGGATCTTGACTTTTTCATTCACGCTAGCTTCAAAAGCTTGCTGAATTTCATTCAAGGTTTGTTCCGAAAGAATATCCTTTGTGGCTTCTTTTAGTACATCTACAACGTTTTTGCTCATAAAATTATTTATTTATTTCCTTGTTATTTTTTTGATTTTTTTACTTTTTTAAATCCTTAACAGCGTTCTGTATACGATTTTGCAATTTAATATCCATAACAGCTTGAAGGGATTTTTTGGCACTAGAATAATCTTTTTCAGTAAGACACTTCAGAAAATTGTTAATCAAAGATTTTTGTTTATTATCCATGTGTTTTTATATTTAGCTCTTTGCACTCAATTTTCTAAAGAAAAGAACAACTTGTTCTTTCAAAAATGCTTCAACATCAGTACGAGGAAGGTTGGAAAGGGCAGATGTAAAGCTGTCATATATCTCTTCATAATGACCACTTTCTTTCAAAACAAACTGTTTACTTTCCAAAATACCATCAACAAAAGCTTTGGGGAACGACGGATCAGCAACACAATCAATTGCAACCAAACGAAGATCAGAAACCTTGTTTATTCCGTTTGATCCTTCGCTAAGTTTTCCTAGAGCACGGCTGCTCATTCCTACCTTTACTCCGTCCTGTATCAAACTCTTAACAATCATTCCCATAGGAGTGCTGAGAACTTTGCTTTTACCGTAAAAAACATTTCCATCCTGACGAAGTTCAGTAACCATGTGACAAACACGTTCCAAATTAACTTCAGGAGTTTGAGGATGATTCAATTCACCCATGCTGCGGTGATTCTTGATCATTTCATTTGTATAACGACCAACTTCTTTGGCCATTTCTTCAAGATTATAAACGCGGCGATTACGATTGGCTTGTTCGGCCATCATGTAAGGACCTTTGATATAAAGAGTAGCAGGCTGATTTGGATTTTTTTCTTCCAACACGTATTCGAAATCATCATTAGATGCGGGACGTTCTACAATAAGTTTTAAACCATCATTCATGAATATAATTATTTATATAAATTATCTATTTTTTCGAGTTATTTATTTTTAAATCTTTCTCTGTGAGGATAATGAACTCTGTATCATGGCTTTTTGCCCATTTTTTAGCAGCTTCCCATTTTGAACAATTTGTTATGTAAGTCATTTGTTCATA